CATTAAAGCTGCTTACGACAAGCATGAGAATTACCAAGATACTCCAGACTTAGAAGAACAAAAGACTATTAAAAAGTCCGCCAAAGAAAAAGTAATGGCTCGTATTGCTAAAGAGCGTGAGTAATGAGTCGTCAAGACCAAATTCGTGCCGCAATGGAAAAGCATGACAAACCCATTGCCAAAACCACCAAAGGAAAAGGTAAACACTATTTACCTGTAAGCGAAGGTGCTGGCATGACTGAAGCTGGTCGCAAAGCCTACAACGCTAAAAACGGTAGTCATTTGCAAGCCCCTCAAGCTAATGGCTCTAGGCATGATAGTTTTTGCGCTAGGTCTAAAGGTTGGACAGGTGAGCGAGGCAAAGCAGCAAGGGCAAGGTGGCATTGTGCCTAATAAGGGTCTTTACTACAATATTCATAAAAAGCAAAAACGCATAGCACATGGCTCTGGCGAAAAAATGCGTAAACCTGGGCAAAAAGGTGCGCCAACCGCAGAAGCGTTTGTAGAGTCGGCAAAAACCGCCAAAAAACCACGCAGAAAACACATTGAAGAAGCTATGAAGGATATGTGATGAAACACATGAAACACGAATACAAACAAAAAGACGCTTTATTGAGAGAACATAAAGAGTCTACGCTAGAAAAGAATGAGAAAAAGCGCAATAAGCGCAGAGATATGCTCGTTAAAGAAATGAATAAAGTCGTTAAAGACCCATTTTAAATTCTGTTGTAGAATTAAGCCTTACAAATCAATCACTTGAGAATGTATGGACTCTAAAGTAGAAAAAACTAGAAAAAAGACAGGTGGGCGTGTTGCAGGAACGCCTAATAAGGTCACTCAAGAGGCTCGTGAGGCTGTTAAAGCATTACTTGATGCTAACCTACCATATCTTCAAACATGGCTTCAAAACACCGCTGAAGGCTTATTTGACGATGCTACTGGAAAGTGGATTGTGCCGCCAAATCCTGGCAAAGCCTGCGACATAGTGCAAAACATGGTTGAGTATGCTGTGCCTAAACTTGCAAGGACTGAAGTAGTAGGCGATGAAAAAGCCCCACAACGCTTGGTAGTGTCTTGGAAGAAATAGTCCAAGAGGTAGAACTAGACTACCAACCTCGTAGCGTATTCTTAGACTTCCACGAAAGAAAACAACGCTGGGCAGTTATTGTGGCGCATAGACGCTGCGGTAAAACTGTTTCCTGCATTAATGACCTTATATACAAAGCCCTAATTGAGGGCAAAGAAGATGGTCGCTACGCTTATGTTGCACCATATTACAGCCAAGCCAAGAATATCGCCTGGGACTACCTATTAAGATTTAGTAAGCCTGTAATGGCTAAAGCTAATCAATCAGAACTATGGGTGGAATTAATAAATGGTGCAAGAATTAGGTTATTTGGCGCTGATAATGCTGACTCTCTGCGTGGTCTATACCTTGATGGGATTGTGCTAGATGAGTATGCAGATATGCGCCCTCGTATTTGGGGCGAGATTATTCGGCCTTTGTTGGCAGACAGACTCGGCTGGGCAGTTTTCATTGGAACGCCCAAAGGTCATAATGCCTTCTGGGACATATACAATAACGCCACCAATGACGATAGCTGGTATGCCAAAACCCTAAGAGCTAGTCAGACTGGTTTGCTTCCAAAGCAAGAGCTTGAGGATGCCGCCAAGTCAATGACGCAAGACCAATACTTACAAGAGTTTGAGTGCGACTTTGAGTCAGCTATTCTTGGTGCATATTATGGTAAAGAAATGCGCCAGCTTACAGACCAAGGCAGAATTACCAAGGTTGAATATGACCCTATGTATAAAGTTAATACAAGTTGGGACTTAGGTTACAGCGATGATACGAGCATTTGGTGGTGGCAGGTTGTCAGAGGTGAATTGCGCTTTCTTGACTACCATGGAAGCAATGGTCAGCCTGTGGCATTTTATACAGGACTCATTCAAGCTAAACAAGCAGAGTTTGGCTACCAATATGGGCTACATTATTTGCCTCATGACGCAAGAGCAAAAACTCTAGCAAGTGGCGGAAAGTCAATAATTGAGCAACTTTCTGTTAAAATTCCGTTAGAATCTATGAAAATTGTCCCAAATTTAGGACTTCAAGACGGAATTCAAGCAAGTCGCATGGCATTGATGAGGTCTTGGTTTGACGCAGAAAGGTGTCAGGATGGTATCGAATCTTTACGACAGTATCAAAGAGAATATGACGAGGATAGAAAAGTCTTTAGAGATAAGCCTCGGCATGATTGGACATCACACGCTGCAGACGCTTATCGCATGGCAGCAGTTGCTTGGCGAGTGGAAGAAAAAATAATGACCAAAGACGAGCCTATAAAGGGCTTGTTTGTTGGTAAAACGGATGTAACTTTAAACGATATGTGGGCTATTAAAAACACCCCAAACAACAGGAGAATTTAAATGTCAGGCGTACAACAACCATTTGGCACTACTTATGAGTATGTAGCCCCTTCAACAACTGCTCAAGTTATGGGCAACAATGGCGCTGCTGGTGATATGTTAGTGCGTGTTATTGCAACCGTTACTACTACTGCTACAAGCACATTAACCATTATTGACGGCTCTACCTCAATACCTTTAATTCCTGCCAATGCTTCTCAAGGTGTTTATTCTTTGACAGTAGAAGCACAATCATTAAATGGCGCATGGAAAATCACAACTGGCGCTGGTGTTAGCGCAGTAGTAGTCGGCAACTTCTCATAAGGCTTTTTATGTCTGAATTAAGAGGCGAGGTAGCGCACAGCTACGAAGATTGGTACAACCGCATTATGTCCTATGAGCGCAGTTTTAAGCTCTGGGAAGCTCGTGTGGACAAGATTTTAAAGCGTTACAAGGATGACTCACGCAACAAAACCAATCCTAATGCTCGTTTCAATATTCTATGGAGTAATGTCCAAACCATTACCCCAGCGGTATTTGCAAGACTCCCACGCCCTGATGTAAGCCGTAGGTTTAGAGATAATGACCCTATTGGTAGAGTAGCCTCAATGCTTCTAGAAAGAGCGCTAGAGTTTGAAATTGAGCACTATGGCGACTATAAGTCCGCTATGGTGAACTGCGTTACAGACCGTCTTTTAGGTGGTCGTGGCACAGCATGGGTGCGTTATGAACCGCACTTTATGGCTAAGAAAGAAAAAGAGCCTGAAGATGGTTGGGAATTGTCCGAAACCATTGACGCTAAACAAGCACATGACCCTAGCTATGTAAACGGTCAAGGCGATGTCGGTGCGCCATTAGAAGGCCCAATGCCAGAAGAAGAAGATAACGAACCTGGCGAAGTTGAAGAAGAAATTGAATATGAGTGCTGCCCTGTAGATTATGTCCATTGGCGTGATTTTGGTCATACAGTAGCTCGTACATGGGAAGAAGTCACCGCAGTATGGCGTAAGGTCTATTTAAACCGCACAGCGCTTGTAGAGCGTTTTGGCGAAGAATTAGGCAACAAAATACCGCTTGACACGAAACCTGAACAAGTCGGTAAGTCTTACACTAAGAATGATGACCAAGCCTACCAAGCTCAAATTTATGAAATTTGGGACAAAGAAACAGGAAAAGTACTGTGGATTAGCAAGTCAATGGGCAAAATTCTTGATGAAAGAGATGACCCATTAGAGTTGGAAAACTTTTGGCCTTGTCCAAAGCCACTTTACGCTACTTTAACTACTGATAGTCTTGAGCCTATTCCTGACTTTACTATTTACCAAGACCAAGCTAGAGAATTAGACGACCTATGTGACCGTATTGATGGACTCATTGGTGCATTAAAAGTGCGTGGTTTGTATGATGCCAGCGCTTCTGAACTCCAGCGCCTATTCTCCGAAGGTAATGAGTCTAACGTCTTGATTCCAGTAAAGAATTGGATGGCATTTGCCGAAAAACAAGGCATGAAAGGCGCATTAGATTTAGTTGATATTGCCCCATTTGCTACTGCGCTTGCACAATGCTATCAGGCTATGGAGCAAGTTAAGGGTCAAATTTATGAATTGATGGGTATTGCCGATATTCAGCGTGGTCAAACAGACCCCAATGAAACCCTTGGCGCACAAATCATTAAATCAAACAATGCAGCAGGTCGCCTCAAAACTATGCAACACGCTGTTGTTGATTTCGCAACCTCGCTGCTTGCTATTAAATCGCAAATTATTTGCCAGCATTTCACCGAAGATACCATTATTAAGATTGCTGGTGGTATGCAGATGGATGACAACGATAAAGCGTTGATTCCACAAGCTATTGCCCTATTAAAAGACGAAGTTAGCAAGAATTTCCGCATTGAAGTCACCTCTGACTCAATGATTTTCCAAGATGAAATGCAAGAAAAGCAAGACCGCATGGAATTCTTGGCAGCTATTGGCGGATTTATGGAAAAAGCTATTCCTGCAAGTCAGGCAAGCCCAGAATTGACCCCATTGCTGATGGAAATGCTTAAATTTGCAGTAACAGGCTTTAAAGCTGGTAAGTCTTTAGAAGGTTTGATTGACGAAACAGCCGATAAATTCCGCTTACAAGCTAAACAAATGGAAGGTCAGCCAAAACCACCTCCATTGCAAGTGCAAATTGAGCAAATGAAGATGCAAGCTAAGTCGCAAGAGCTACAAATTGCAAACCAGTTAGAAATGCAAAAAATGCAAGCTGAAAATGAGTTGGAAAAGGCTAAACAAGAATACCAAGCCCAAGAAAACCAGCTTAAATTCCAGCTAGAAGCACAGCGCAACCAGGCTGAAATTGAAATGCAGGCTAAATTAGCCCAAATGAAGATGAATATGGAGCGCAATACTCAAGTGTTGTTAGCTCACATTAACAATGGCGCTAAGATTGAAGTGGCTCGTATTTCTGCGGCAGATGACAATGGCGAAACTGCATACTTAGCAGAAGAAGATATGGCTAAGTCTATGGAACACCCATTAGCACCTTTGGCAGACGCTATTAAAGAAAGTAATCAGCAAATGGTCGGTCAAATTAGCGCTTTAGTTGATACAATTAACCAAAATCACAGTCGCCCAAAACAAGTAGTGCGTGGCCCTGACGGCAAAATTCAAGGAGTTATTTAATGGCATCAAACCTCAAATATTCAAACGGCACTCGTGATGCCCAACAACAGGGTCTAATTACTTATGCTGGTTCAGGCGCTATCATTAGTATTTACCAAGGTTCACAACCTGCTAATGCCAATACTGCAATTACAAGTCAAACCCTATTGGTTTCTCTTGTGGTTACTGGCTCTTTTGGTACTGATTCAAATGGTACTATTACATTAGGTTCAGTTGCTAGTGGCACAGCAGTCGCCACAGGCACAGCGCAGTTTTTCCGCATATTTAAGTCAGATAACTCTACCGTAATTATGGATGGCACAGTAGGTTTAACTGGTTGCGATATGAACCTAAATAACACCTCTATTGATACAACTCAGGTCGTCAGCATTTCTTCTGGCACTATTATTCGAGCTAACCAATAAGGCTAATTTATGGCTCTCATCATTAAAGATAGAGTCCAGGAAACTAGCACAACTAGCGGAACTGGTACTTTAACCCTTGCTGGTGCTGTAACAGGCTACCAGTCATTTGCTTCCGCTATTGGTAGTGGAAATACCACTTATTACGGTATTTACGAAACCCAAACTACAAACTGGGAAGTGGGTATTGGTACAGTAGTCAGCGGAACATTAGCAAGAACTACAGTATTAGCGTCTAGTAATGCAGGGTCATTAGTCAGTTTTGGTGGTGGTCAGCTTGCGGTATGGGGCGATATGCCAGCCGCAAAAGGCGTATACCAAGATGCCAATGGCAACGCTTATGCCAATAACTTCATTCCAAATACAACAATTACGGCTTCTTCTTCAACGCCAATTAATTTAACTGTTGCCTCAGCCCAATACCAAGTAGTTACAGGCACAACAACTTCTCAAACATTTAATATGCCTGATGCCACCACTTTGGCAGTTGGTGACACTTTTTACTTTAACAACAATATTACCTATTCTTCTGTACAGCTAAATGCACATGACGGCACAACCTCATTATTAGCGTTGCAAGCTGGTGGCGCTGCCCATTTAATTTTATTGACTAATAGCACTTCAAACGGTACTTGGGATGTCCATTCTTATGTGCCTAGCACAGTTTCTTGGGGTACTGCAACATTAAATTTTAATTCTTCAAGCAGTATTTCTGGGTCAGTTTCTTGGCAAGGTAATGCTATTGGAGTTGCTTATGGTGGCACAGGTTTAACTTCTACTCCTGCTAATGGCGCTTTGGACATTGGTAATGGCACAGGATTTACTAGGACAACATTAACCGCTGGCACAGGCATTAGTGTAACCAATGGGTCAGGCTCAATTAGCATTGCAAACACAGGCGTTACTTCTGTAACTGGTACTGCACCTGTTGTTTCAAGCGGTGGCTCAACTCCTGCAATTAGTATGGCTGCCGCCAATACCACCACAAATGGCTATTTGACCAGCACAGACTGGAACACTTTTAACAATAAGCAACCAGCAGGTTCATATTTAACTGCGGTAACGGCAAGTAGCCCATTATCAGGCTCAGGCACTTCTGGAAGCCCATTAGTTATTTCACAAGCCACAACCAGCACGAATGGTTATTTAAGCTCTACTGACTGGAATACTTTTAACAATAAAGGCTCTGGAACAGTAACCTCTATTACTTCAAGTACTTTAACTGTAGCTGGCACAAGCGCTATTCCTACCGTTAATTTGACTTCAGGCATTGTTACCGCTGGTACAACAGGCTCTAGCCTTTTAATTCCTGTCGTTACTGTAGATACTTATGGTCGTGTTACAACTATTACAACCGCCTCAAACCCACAAGGCACAGTAACTAGCGTAAGCGGTACAGGAACAGTAAACGGAATTACATTAACTGGCACAGTAAGCTCTAGCGGTAGCTTGACGCTTGGTGGCACATTGTCAAATGTAAGCCTTGCAACACAAGTAACAGGAAACTTGCCAGTAACTAACCTAAATAGCGGTACTGGGGCATCATCTAGCACTTATTGGCGTGGGGATGGCACATGGGCAACAGTAACAGCTTCTGCTGCTGGCTCAAACACCCAAATTCAATACAATAACAGCGGTGCTTTTGGCGCTTCTTCTGCATTTACTTTTGACGGCACGACCAATACTGCACCTATTCAAAATGCAAGTTATGGTTTCCATACAAACCCAACGACCATAGCTACAAGTTACACCATTCCAAGCAACTACAATGCTATGTCTGCTGGCAAAGTCACTATTAATACAGGAGTCACCGTTACAGTTTCGACTGGTAGCCGCTGGGTGGTAGTCTAAAATGCTGGGTTTTACCCCCATATCAAACCAGCCAATTTCGGACATACAACAGCCGAAAATAACTGGCACGATTTACGCAACAGATAGCAACGATTCTGCGACCATTACAGGTCAAGTTGCCATTACAGGCACTATTTCTGCTACAGATGGCACAGATACTTGTACGATTTACGCCCAAGAGCTTGTTTCTGGCTACATTTACACCACAGATAACAACGATTCAGCCACTTTAACTGGTTCTGTAGCGGTCACGGGCACGATTTCAGCTACAGATGGTACTGACACCGCCACATTCACCGCACAAAACCTTGTAAGCGCTTATATTAGCGCCACAGACGGCATAGATACAGCCGATTTTGAGGCTCAAGCATTAGAAACAGCCCAGATTTACACCATTGATGACAATGACACAGCCATTTTCATAGGTACTGTGACTGGCGGTCAGCCAATGGACACGCATGACGGCTTTACCAAGAAAGAAATTGAAAGAGCTAAAGCATTAGACCGTAAGCGTAGGGCAGCGGAAGAAAAACTTATTGAAGCTCGCAGAGCAGATGCAGAGGCTCGTAAAAAACGCTTTAGGGATTTGATTGACCCTGTTGCGCCAAAGCAACAAACTAAGAAAAATAAAGTACAATTAAAACAAGAGATTAGGATTGATACACCGTCAGTCGAAGTCACACGCTTAGAAGCGGTTATCGCCAATCTTGACAGACAAGAAAAGGAATTAAACCAAGCGATAGCCCACAGAAAAGTATTGGCAGAAACAATGACTGCCCTTGCGATTCTAGACGCTAAATTCAAAGCCGAAATGGATGATGAAGAAGCTCTATTAATGCTCTTATGACCGAACTGCCACAAAGCCCATACTCACTTTATAAACAATCACTCGACCTTCTACATTCTGGACACTTATTGCCAGGCTTTAGGCTATACGAGAACCGTTACCACCCTGATGTAAAACAAGCTATTTCTGCTAGTCACGACAAACATTTGCCAGCTCCAACATGGAAAGGCGAAAGACTATTAGGGAAAACCATAGTAGTCCAAATGGAGCAAGGGTATGGCGACATTATTCAAATGGCACGATTTTTGCCTATGCTTAAAGCATGGGGCGCAAAGGAAGTCTATGTTTTTCAACACTTTTCCCTACATTTGTTATTGGGTCAGATGGAGTGTATTGACCATTTGTCTAATGATTTTAATGACCCTGTAATTCTCAATGCAGACTATTGGGTTGGGTCAATGTCCCTGCCATATTTTGCTATGCACTCACCTGCCCATGTGCGCCAATTATTTCCTATAGGTCTTAATAAGATTGTAGGTAGCGAAGGTTATTTAGACGCTGAACCCTCTAATATTGAGCGCAAAATAGGCGTTAATTGGATGGCTTCTAAAGGCCATTTGCACTATGCCAAGTCTATTCCAGTCCAAGAAATGCGTAGGCTTTTAGGGGCTGACGCATACAGCCTTAATTACGATGGTGACGACATTTTTATTCCATTGCCAAACGGCTGGAAAAACAACTGGTATGAAACCGCAAGACACATGAAGTCCATGCGTGGCGTTATTTGCCCAGACACAGGCACAGCGCATTTAGCTGGCGCTTTAGGTGTCAAGTGCATTATGTTGCTTCCTGATGACCCTTATGTTTGCTGGCGTTGGAAGCATGGAAAGTGGTATGACTCTGTAGTAGCAATCAAACCAAATGAGTGGGACAAAATTCCCGATTTATTAAGGAGGATGTAATGATTTGCCCTAAATGTGGATATAGCGAAAGTAACCATGTGCAAGCTAAACAATCTGACAAAGACTATTACCTAGAGTTTTGGGGATATACCCTTGGTAGCCCTGAAGCCGAACAAGCATGGAAAGAAAAGCAAGAAATGACATTCAGAGAAGCGCCTATGGTGCAGTCTGATATTGGTGGTTATGTAAGCCAAATAGACGGCAGTTGGATTGACAGCCGTAGCAAGCATAGAAACCACCTAAAACAGCACCGAATGATTGAGTTAGGAAATGATGTACCAATGCAGCACAAGAAGATTGAGTTAAGCCGTCAAAGCAACGAGAAGCGTAAGCGTCAAATTGCTGAAATGGCTTATGAAAAGCTCAATTACCGATAATCCGACAACTTGGAGAAACCATGAGTGATGACCGCAGAAGTATTTTAGAAGCAGCAATGAATGAGGCTTTAGAGCAACCAGAGGAGAACGAAATTGTACAAGAACCTGTGGAAGCAGAGGAGGTTGAAAATGAACCTGTTTCCGAGGAGTCCAACGAAGTTGAAACTAGCGAGGAAGATAGCGAAGAACCTGCCGAAGCTGTTGAAGTTGCTCAATCTGAGGATTCGGATGAGAAACCGCAGGAGGAAGTAAAACCTGCTATTCCACGCCCTACAACTTGGAAAAAAGAGTATTTGCCAATTTGGGACAAACTGACAACAGGTCAGCAACTAAGCCCTGAAGAAGCACTCAAATTAGCAGAATATTCTAACCAGCGTGAGTCTGAGTATAAAAAAGGCGTTTCTACCTATAAGCAAGAAGCTGACAATGCTAAGTCTTTGGTAGAGGCCATTGCCCCATTTATGCCAGAGTTGCAACAACAAAATATTCATCCTGCCGCATGGATTAATAACCTTGGCAGAGCGCACATGATTTTGTCAAAAGCACCTTATGAGCAAAGAATCCAACTTTTTCATAGACTTGCACAAGATTATGGAATACAATTAGGCGAAAGTGTTGCTCCCACACAACAGTACCAAGACCCACAGTCTTATGCGTTGAACCAGCAACTAGCAGCTTTGCAAAATGAAGTACAACAGGTGCGAGGCTGGAAAGAACAACAGGAACAAGCTCGTCTTATGGGCGAGATTGAAAGAGTTAGAAGTAATGCGGAGAAGTTTCCGCACTTTGAGGTGGTAAGGGAAGATATGGCTCAACTACTTGAGCGTGGATTAGCCCAAGACCTCGAATCGGCTTATGCCAAAGCGGTGCGTATGAATGATGAAGTCTTTAAACTTGAGCAAGAACGACTCCTTGACCAAGTTAAAAAAGAAGCGTCTAAAGCACAGCAAGTAGCTAAAGCCAAAGCTGCCGCAGTAAGCCCTAAATCCGTTACTCCTAGCGGTGTGGTGAACAAGGTAGATTCGAAGGATAGACGCTCGCTTATTGCAGCCCAAATGGGTGAAATGGGCGGCAGGGTTTAATTAACATACTTTTAAAGGATATATCATGGCATTTGCTAATAGCGCAATTACCGATATTATCGCTACCACTATTCAAAGTCGTAGCGGTGAATTGGCAGACAACTTAACACAAAACAATGCAATTTTGATGCATTTGGACAAGAAGGGCAATGTACGCCCATTCTCAGGTGGTAATGTGATTTTGGAAGAAATCATGTACAACGACCCAAATACTAACAACGCTAACTCTTATAGCGGTTACGAAGTATTGAATATTTCTCCAGATAGCCCAATTTCTGCTGCACAGTACAAAATTGCTCAGTACGCTGACGCAGTTACAATGTCTGGCTTAGAAATGTTGCAAAACTCAAGCAAAGAAGCAATCATTGACCTCTTGGATGGTCGTATGCAAGTTTCTGAAGCTCGTTTGCTAAACCGTATTTCTGGTGACCTATTCCTAGACGGTACAGGTAACGGTGGTAAGAACTTGGATGGTTTGGCTGCTGCGGTTTCCGCAACTCCTACTTCTGGTACTTACGGTGGTATTAACGCTGCTAACTGGGCTTTTTGGCAGAATACTGCTACAACTGGTACAACCATCACAGCTACCAACATTCAAGCTAAGATGACCTCTACAGCACTTCAGTTGGTTCGTGGCACAGACAAGGCTGACTTGATTGTTGCTGACACTAACTTCTACAGCCTGTATGTACAGTCATTGCAAGCTATTCAGCGTATTACTTCTGAGGAAAGCGGTTCTGCTGGTTTCGCCTCTATGAAATTCTACGGTGGTGGTACATCTGCTGATGTTGTATTGGGTGGCGGTTATGGTAACGAGCAGCCTTCTAACACAATGTACTTCTTGAACACCAATTACATTTTCCTACGCCCACACAAAGAGCGTAACTTTGTACCTATCGGTGGCGAGCGTCAAGCAATTAACCAAGACGCAATCGTGAAGTTATACGGTTGGGCTGGTAACTTGACAACTTCTAACCGCTTCCTACAAGGCATTTTGACCAACTAATGAATAGGGGGAAACCCCTATTTATAAAGGTCTATTTAATTTACAAAGGAAAAAATCATGGCTTATAGTACTCTCCCTATCGCTGGCGTAAACCTTAACGGTGTAACCCCAGTTGATTTTGCTTTAACTAACGGTTCAACTGCTGAAGTAATCCCAGCATTTGGCCCATTAGGTGCTGAAACTTTTGGTAACACAGGCTTGCGTTATGTATTCGCACAAGCTGGTGCTGCTATCTCTGCTTCTACAACTGTTTGCGCTATCAACACAACTACTTTCCAAGTAGCTGCTACTGGTGGTGCTTACACTTCACCTGGCGTTGCTTTGGCTTCTGGTGATTGCGCTTGGTTCTCTGCTGCAAGCGTATAAGTTTTACCCCTGTAGTAAACTAGGGATTCCCTCAAAAGGGGAGTCCCTTTTCTTTTAACAACCTAATCCCTTAGGAGAATTAAATGGCTATTGAATCAGATGTACGAGGTGCTGACGCACTATTAACGGTAAAGTTTTACCGCAAACCCATCGAAATTAAAGATGAAACTATTGCCCAAGGCAGACCTATTTTTAGAGATGCTGACTGGGTTACTATTTACACCCCTGGCGACCAATTAAACATTATTGACACTATCGCCCAAGACCGCCATAAACTGCGTTTTCCAGTCCAATGGGCGGCATACCAAAATAAGGTAGGAAATGAGGAGTCATTAACAGGCACTCCTATTGAACATTGGCCTTTGGTTAGTATGTCCCAAGCCGAGGAGCTAAAAGGCATTAAATTTCGTACCGTAGAAGATGTTGCTAATTGCTCTGACCAGCAATTACAGCGTATTGGCATGATTGCTGGCATGAGTCCACACTCTTTTAGAGAAAAAGCTCGCACCTATTTGAATTTGGCGCAAGATACCGCAGAAATTGACAAGCGCAATGCGGAATTAGCACAACTTAAAGAGGAAAATGCTAAAATCAAGGCAGAAACAGAGGCGAAGCTGGCTCAAATGCAAGAGCAAATGTCAGCGATACTTGCTGCTGTTGCGGAAAAAACCCCCAAAACACGCAAAACAAAAGCAGTAGAGGCCTAATATGAGTGCAACGATGCTCCAAATGGTTCAGCAGGTAACTGCCGAGCTAAATCTTACAGTACCAACCTATGTAGCTGGTAATCCTAGCCAAGATACGCAACAAATTTTGGCTTTGATGAATGGCGCAGGTTACGATTTGCTAAAAGAGTATGACTGGCAAATGCTGGAAAAGGAGTATCGTTTTTACACTCAGTTTTTAAATGCCACAGCCACCTCCACACAAGGTGGCTACACTCTTACTAATGTTAGTAATACCACAGGTTTAACGCCTCAATGGTCTATTACTGGCTACAATGTGGCACAAGACACTTATGTTGTCAGCACCACAAGCAATACTGTCACAATGAGCCAAGAGGCTTCATTAACTGGCACAAATAGCGTCTTATTTGCACAAACAGAATATACGCTTCCTAGCGATTTTGAAACCATTACAGACCGCACTCATTGGGATAAGACAAAGCATTGGGAAATGCTTGGCCCTGAAGATGCACAGCAATGGCAATGGTTAAAATCTGGTTATATTTCAACTGGCCCTCGTGTCCGTTGGCGTATTCTTGGCGGTACATTCCAAATATGGCCTCCAATGAACACCCAAGAGTATTTGGGCTTTGAATACCGCAGTAACGCATGGGCGCAATCAGCTTCAGGCACACCACAGCAGAGCTTAGTAAATGACACCGATACAGCTTTATTTGATACTCGTATTATGGTTCTTTACACCAAACTCAAATACTTCCAAGTTAAAGGGTTTGACACGACCTCGCTAATGCAAGATTACCAGCGTTATTTGTCTATCGCTAAAGCCAATGACAAAGGCGCACCTAACCTGTCATTCAATCCTAACCCAAGCAAAGTACTTATTGGTTGGGCTAATATTCCTGACACAGGTTATGGCACATGATTTTTGGTCAGCAAAAAAAGTTTAACGCTACAACTGCGTCACTTCCAGCGCCTATTGGCGGTTGGAACGCTAGGGACTCTCTTGCAGAAATGTCCCCAACTGACGCTGTGCAACTTACTAACTTCTTTCCGACACCTTATGATGTCCAATTAAGAAGGGGTTATACCAAATACTCTACAGGCATTACAGGGCAAGTAAACACCCTAATGACCTATGCTGGCACAACTAGCCAAACCTTATTTGCTGCCGCTGGTGGAGTTATTTATGACGCTACTAATAGCACCGCAGTTTCCAAGGTTACAGGTCTTACAAACGACAAATTTCAATTTGTAAACTTTTCTAATATTGGCGGAAATTACCTTGTAGCTTGTAACGGTGCTGACCCTGTGTTGATTTATGACGGCACAAGCTGGATAAAAATGGCTACAACTGGGACTGCGCAGACCATTTCTAGCATTACCCATGTAGGAAATGTTGCAACTCTTACAACTTCTTCAGCACATGGCTTAATTACAGGAAATCAAATTACCGTTACAGGTGCAACGCCAAATGACTATAACGGCACTTTTGTTATTACTGTTACTGGCGCTACAACATTTACATACACAATGGCTACAACACCTAGCGGAAATGCTAGTGTAGTCGGCACATATACTATTGGTTTTTATGTAACTGGCGTAAATAGCAACACATTTATTAATGTAAACCTATTTAAAAACCGTCTTTACTTTACCCAAAATAACTCAATGAATGTATGGTATTTACCTACAAACTCATTGGGTGGCGCTGCCAATGTGCTTAACTTTGGAGGAATTGCACGAAATGGTGGATTTATTCAAGCAATGGGTACTTGGACTCTTGACGCTGGTTATGGCGTGGATGACTTTGCTGTATTTATTACCAATATGGGTGAGGTTATCGTTTACCAAGGAACTGACCCATCTTCTGCTTCCACATGGGCTTTAAAAGGCGTTTGGCAGATTGGTTACACATTTAGTCGTAGGTGTATGTTTAAATGGGCTGGTGACCTTCTAATCCTTACTAATGACGGTTTAATACCGCTTACTGCTGAATTGCAGTCTAGTCGCCTTGACCCTCGTATTAACCTTACTGACAAAATATACCAAGCAGTAGCCAACGCTACAAGCCTGTATAACACCAATTTTGGCTGGCAAATTATATATTTTGCAAAGCCACAAATGCTTATATTGAATATTCCTATTTCTAATGGCACACAGCAATATGTAATGCATACAATTACAAAGTCTTGGGCTAATTTCACCAATATTAATGCCGCTTGCTTTGAAATGTTTTATGACAACTGCTACTTTGGCGGAAATGGCTTTGTTGGTCAGTTTTGGAATGGCGATAGTGACGCTAACACAAACATTAATGCTGTGGCGCAACAAGCCTACAATTATTTTGAAGCTAGAGGTCAATTAAAGCGTTTTTCTATGGTTCGCCCTATTATTCAGACGGATAACGGAGTGCCTACTATTTTGGCAGGTATGAGCTATGACTTTGACGCTGCCCAACCAACTAATTCTTTAAGTTATAACCCAGCAACCTCTACAGTTGGCCTTTGGGACACAGCCAAATGGGACAATAATATTTGGACTGCTGGCTTAATTACTACAAAACAATGGCAAGGGGTTACTGGCGTGGGTTATGCCGCTAGTTTAACCATTAGCATTGCGTCGCAAAACATTGAATTACATTGGGATTCCACCGATTTTGTGATGGAGAAGGGAGCCGTACTGTAATGCGTAGGCTTACAACGGAAAACCAAGAAGAATTAAGGAAGTGGTTGTCAAAAGTAGGAGAAGTTGAGTACCCAGAAAACACCATGTGTATTGGGCAGGAAAAAGACGGTGAATTAATAGCAGTTGTCGGTTATAACAATTTCACCCCAAATGCTTGTCAAATTCATGTGGCTAGTACGGATGTTTATTGGCTAAATAAAGCCTTACTTAACGCTATTTTTGACTATCCCTTTAATATTTTAGAAGTCAAGGTTATAATCGCACCTATATGCAAGGATAATTATAAGTCCTTGAAACTGTGCCGAAAACTTGGCTTTGAACAGGTAGCTGACATCCCCTATGGGCATCAAGATGGGGATTTAATAGTGATGGTTATGAAGCGTGACCGATGTGTTTGGTTACAACAAGGAGAATGAAATGGGTTCAGTAGTAAGCGATATTTTTGGCGGTGGTGGCGGAGGCGGTTCAAGTCCACCCCCAGCACCAGACTATACACAAGCGGCAAGGGCAACAGCCGCAGGAAACATGATTGGGCAAAATACGCCCTATGGTAGTTTAAATTATGCACAGTCTGGGACTGACCAATATGGCAACCCAATGTACACAGCAAACCAAACGGTTGCGCCTAATTTGCAACCTGCGGTACAAAACTCACAAAATGCTGTTGGAAATTACCAATATTCGCCATTTACAGGTGGCAATTTGCCTTCTTATGGGATTAACCCTGGTCAGTCATATCAAGAAGCTGAAATGTCTATTCTTCAGCCACAAATTGACCGCCAAAGACAGCAAACATTAACTCAACTTGCAAATCAAGGTATCCAACCTGGTTCTGAAGCATATAAAAATGCAATGATGGATTTAAATAATCAACAAAATAATTTGCTAGCTAATGTAACTACTCAAGGTATTGGTGTAGGTTTAAATGCTAATCAACAGCAATATGGTCAAAATCTTAACACTTACAATACAAACGCTACAACGCCATTTACGCAAGCTAATGCAATTAAAGGTTTGGCTACACCTAGTTATGTACAAACACCTGCTGGCCCTAATTATTTAGGTGCTGTAAACGCACAATACCAAAACCAATTAGGCGCATATAACGCTAGTCAAGCTAACCAAACAAACCAAATGAATGGTTTATTAGGTCTTGGCGGCACATTAGGTGGCGCTTATTTATTGGGCCGTGGTGGAAGCAGTTTGGGTGGTGGAAGCAGTTTATTAGGCGCTGGTAGTAACGGTTTAGGGGCTGGCGGTTCTGCAGACTATCTTGCTGAAATTGGACTGTTATAAGGATATAATATGGCAGACTTTACACCTACAACTCAAGCATCATTATTGCAACCAGAATATCCTGAGTTGCAAACATTAAACCGCCAACAACAATATGCACAAGCATTATTAGGTCAAGGCATGAATGACCAACCACAAGGTCAAATGGTTAGCGGTTTTTATGTTAAACCTTCAGCGTTGCAATCATTAAACCCATTAGTTAAAACTTTAACTGGTGCTTATTTAGGCAATAAAGCTGAAACCAGCGCAAAAGAATTGGCTAATGCATTGCGTGGTAAACAGCAAGAAGCTGTACAACAATTTGCTAATGCACAGACTCCTCAAGAGAAATTTGCTGTTGCAAATAATCCTTACGCACCTACATGGTTACAACAAGCTGGCGCTGAAATGGTTAAACCTCAAAAACTTGGCGAAGGTGAAACCATTAGTCAATTAAATTTAGGTACTGGTAAATATACGCCTTTAGCTTCTGGTGGTGAAAAATTACCTACTGAATATAAAGAATATCAAAAAGCTGCTGAAGGTGGTTTTAAAGGCACATTTTTTGATTATCAACAAGCATTAAAGCGTGCTGGTGCAACTAATGTAAGCGTAAGAACAGGTAACTCATTGGCTGAACAAATTGGCCCAATGATGAAAGAGTCTGCTGCACAAACTGTTGGCGCAATGAAAACTGCTGATGCTGCTGACCAAATCCTTAAATCATTACAAACTGGTAATGTTATTGCTGGCACAGGCGCTAATATTCGTTTACCTTTAGCGCAAGTAGCAACCATGATTGGTGCTGGCGGTAAAGATGACGCAGAAAAACTTGCAAATACTCGCACAATGGTACAAAACCTTGCCAAATTAACATTGGCAGGTCGCCAGCAAATGCATGGTGAGGGCGCAATTACCAATTCGGAAAGCGGAATTGCTGAAAGAGCTATGTCAGGTAACATTGATTTAACTCCTGGTGAAATAGCTCAATTAGCTAATGCTGCTAAACGCTCTGCACAATACCAAGTACAGTCACATAAACAAAAATTACAAGTAATGCAACAAAACCCTGAAACAAAAGGTTTAGCGCCATACTTTGAAGTAAACCCAATGGCTCCTGTTGAGCCTACAGGCGGCAATGTAGTTGATTACAATAGCTTGAAATAAGGACAAATATGGATGTAAGGCTTCCTGACGGCACTATTGTACAAAATGTGCCAGATAACATCACAAGGGCTGAATTAGACGCTAAATTATTAGCTAATAAGCAGCAAATGATGGAGTCTGCACGCACAGAAAGTTTGCTAAACCCACAAGCAAATGAACGCAGCATTCCTGCTGTATTAGGTCAAAGTGCTATTAAAAGCGTTGCAAACTTGGGCGATATTGTTGCTGGTGCGCCTGAAAACTACAAACGCTTGTATGAATATGCAAAAGGCAAAATTCAAGGTCAAGATGTAGAAGCGCCTCGTAGCGCTACTCCTGTTAGCAATTTTTTATTGCAACACGATGTATTAAAGCCTGAAAATGAGCCTAATACACCAATATTAAAAACTGCTGACTTTGCCATTCAAGCTGGTACGCCTGGTATGTTATTTGGTAAAGCTAAAAACATTCCAGAATTAGTAAAACTTGGCGCAGAGCAATATGGTCAAGGTTTAATTGGTGGCGCTGCTACTGAGTTTGGCAAGGCTTCAGGGTTTACAAACCCATTAGCAGAGCAATTAATTGCTGGTGCTTCTATGGCCGTGCCAGGGTCTATTTATGCAATGCGTAATACACCAGCTACGGTTGTAAACCAAGCTATGCGTAACATGACACCAGAGCAGTTGTCTGCCGCACAAACATTGGTAGATAGGTCTTATAAATTAGGCTCACCGATTACTGGCGCAGAAGCTATTGCACAAGTAATGGGTACAAGCAAACTGCCTTCAATTCAGCGTTATGTAGAAAATCAACCAAGAGGCGAAAGCGCCTCAATTATGGGTGATTTTATGGCTAATCGCCCTGAAGCTAATCGCCAAATGGTTGGCAATGCTTTAAATGAAATTAGCCCTACACAAACAACTTCTGCAACACCTAATAGACTGCAATCTGCTGCCGCAAAACTTTTGCGTGGCGCTGAGTCTAATTTAACTTCTAATGTAAACCCTTATTTCATTGAAGCTGGTAAAAATGCAGTTGCTAAAACTGAAATTGAAGGTATGTTGCAAAACCCTAAAATTGCAGAAGCAGTTGATTATGTACGCTCTACGCCTAAATATGGGGTTAAAAATGAGCCACAAAATTCATTAAAAACTCTTATTGCTGCTAAACAGTATTTAGACGATGAATTTGCAATGCAATCTTCTGCACTTACTGGCGCACAAAAAAATGCTGGGCGTGTTACATGGTCTGCAAACCGTCAATTAGATGACTTTTTAAACCATGTTTCTCCTGAATATGCCAAAGGCAGCCAAATTTATGAAAATGCCCAAAATAGGCAATTTAACCAATTAAGAGGCGGTCAAGTTGGCGCTATTTCAGAAACAACTGGTTTGCCAGAAAATGTAATGTCACAACAGTCAAGAATTTTGACACCAGAAGCGCCAAAAGCAACAACTCCAACAGACATTAAGCGTACTGTTGATTTATTGCGTAGAAAAGACCCAACCGTTGTAGCCGATTGGACTCGTCAAAACTTGCAAGGCATATTTGATGAAACAACTCAAACCATGCAAGGCAAACAAAACCAATTTGGTGGCGCTAAATTTGCTTCAAAAATTACAGGTAACGAAGGACAAAGAGCTAACTTACAAGCATTAGTTGAGTCGTCTGCTGGTAAACCAGCATGGACAGGATTTAACAATATGCTTGAGGTATTAGACGCACAAGGTCAGCGTATGCCAGCAGGTTCAGCCACAACCTTTAATAACATGATTACTCAAGAAATGGAGTCAGGCGGTAAAGGCGCTTTCTTGAAATACGGTACTTCATTGCCAACAATGGTAAGAGAAGGAATACAGGCATGGGAATTGGGTAAAAATAGCGAATTACTTGCTAAAATGCTGACTGACCCTCAATCAGTCGAAAAATTAAACGAATTGGCAAAAACCAAGCCAAATTCAACAAAAGCTAGAAATATTGTTAATAGTGTAGTTGGTGGTTATGTAGGTCAAAAGCCAGAATTAACCCCAGAGGAGAATAAATAATGAGTCGTAACGGTAGCGGTATATATTCACTCCCATCAGGGAATCCTGTAGTAACAGGTACTACTATTAGCTCTGCATGGGCTAATACGACTCTTTCTGACATTGCTACAGCATTAACAGGGTCTATTGCTTCAGACGGTCAGACACCTATGGCTGGCCCATTTAACATGAATAACAACGAAATTACCAATTTGCCAGTAGGTACTGTGCAAGGTAATGCGGTTGAATTTTTCCAATTTTCTACCCCTACATTTAGTGGAGCAATTACCGCCCAAAGCACATTAACGGTAGCTGGAGATGGCTTTTTTACTGGCACAGGCGAAGTACAGCTTCCAGCAGGTACAACTTCTCAAAGAACTACAAGCCCAGTTACAGGTATGGTGCGTTATAACACCACTTTAAAGGCTTATGAAGGCTACCAAAACGGTATTGCTGGTATTTCCATCACAAGTATTACTTATTCAACCACAACTGCTACATTGACCACATCCAGCGCACATGGCTTATCTACAGGTCAAATCGTAGTGATTTCTGGCGCATCCCCAAGCCAATATAACGGCACATACACCATTACGGTTACAGGTACTACTACCTTTACTTATACGATGGCTTCCAATCCTGGCGCAAATGCCACAACCGTAGGTTCTTATACTTACGGAAAATGGTCAGCGATTGGCGGTGGCGCAACAGGCGGTGGCACAGATGCCATTTTTAACCTCAATGGACAGACTATTAACACTTCATATACCATTCCAAGCGGTTATAATGCAAATACAACAGGAACGGTAACTATTGCTACAGGTGTAGTTGTAACCGTACCAACCAGCAGTCGTTGGGCAATTATTTAAGGATAAATTATGGCGGGCGGAATTGTCGTAAACACAATTAATACAGATACAGGCTTATTTAGCACTAATAATGCTTATAGTGGGATTGCTAAAGCATGGGTAAATTACAATGGTAGCTCACAAACTATTAATTCTTCATTTAATGTAAGCTCTGTAACTCGAAATGGCACAGGAGATTACACAGTAAATTTTGCTACATCTATGCCAAATACTTTATATTGTGTTGCAGGAAGTTGTGTAGGTTCAAGTGCAAACTGGGCTTATGCTGTTCAAACACAAAATAGTGCTTTATCTACTGGTTCTGTTAGATTTACTACTGGTTATACAAATGCACAAAGCCAACAAGATGTTACCAATGCAAGCATTGTTATATTTAGCAATTAAAGGATAAATCATGGCAGGAACTATAGTCGCAGATACAATACAAGATGGTGCTGGTAATAGCACAGCAATGGATAATGCCATTTATGGTAGTGCAAAGGCTTGGGGTAACTTTAATGGTTCAAACAGCCCCGGCACAAGAGTAACTTACAATATGTCTAGTTTTACTAGAATTTCACAAGGTCAATACTCTGTCGCATTTACTAATGCTTTATCTGATGCAAATTACACAACTTTAATTTCTACATCAGGCGACCAAGATAGTTCATTTGGTAGTAGTGCTTTTACCCCAAACTTGTATAGAAGCGGTAGCACTTTAACAGCACCAACTACTACTGGTTTTTATTTTTTAATAAACTGGAATGGTAGTGGTTCTGCCGACCCAACATATATTTCTATTGCTGTATTTAGATAAGGAAAACTCATGTCACAAGTAATCATTCATGCAAACTCCAATGGCGGAGTATTGATTGCTTAAAAGAATTTGTAGTATTTGCAAGGTTGAAAAATCTTTAGATGAATTTAATAAAGATAAATCAGCAAAGCATGGATTTGGTTATAGGTGTAAACCTTGCGATAGAGAAGTATTTGCCAAGTACGATAAGTCTGAAAATGGTATTAAAAGACGAAGGAAAAGCAGGTGGAAACAAAGCGGTATAAACATAACTTATGATGAATATGTAAAGAAATATGAAGAACTTGAAGGAAAATGTGAAATTTGCCAAGAAGTTTTTATTTCTTTGTGTGTTGACCATAACCATGAAAATGGTAAAGTTAGAGGACTTCTTTGCACCAAATGTAATCTTGGAATAGAAAATTTCAAGGAAAATGATTTAAATTTGTTTAATGCAATTAATTATTTAAGGAAACACAAATGAGTCAAGTTATCATTCACTCAAATAACAACGGTGGGGTAAGTGTCACAGTCCCAACAGGCGAAATCAGCATCCAAGCTGTTAAGGAAAAAGATACCCCTGAAGGCTCAATCATTGTTGATGCTTCTACTCTGCCACAAGGTGCAGATGCTCAATTCTTTGATGCTTGGGAATTATCAGGTTCTACAGTATCAGTAAATTTTGAAAAAGCTAAAGCAATCAAGCTGGCACAATTTAATGCTAAAGCTGTAGAAGAAGCTCAAAAGCGACAACTCAATACTTTAGCTGGTATTCCTAATGCTGTTAGCGATGCAGACTTTACTGCTAGTCTAACTGCTGGTCGTGCTTCTATTGCTAGTGCAACAACTACTGCCGAATTAGTGGCTATTTAAGGACATATTATGTCAGTATCTTTATATGGTAGTGGACAGACAGTATTGCAGGTAGTTAATGCAACTTATGGAACTACAACTTCAACAAGTTCTTCTTCTTTTGTTGATACTGGATTGTCAGCAAGTATTACTCCTCAATCTACTACTAGCAAAATTCTTGTTATTACAAATATTAGTGGAGTAACAAAAGGAAACAGTAATGCTCAAGTTGCAGGACAAATTGTTAGAGGCTCAACATCAATTTTAGTTTTTGAAGATGTTGCTTTATCTAGTAATACTGTTCAAGCATCAGGATGTATGGGTGCATCTTATTTAGATTCTCCTTCAACAACATCATCAACTACTTATAAAATTCAATTTAGTGTTCCTAATAGCGGTGGTAGTGTAAACATTAACTACAATGGAAACTTTACTTGCTATTCAACATTAACACTTTTAGAAATTTCAGGAAGTTAATATGGCAGACTTACACGATGCAATTCGAGCTTTAAATTCTTCTGTAGTTACCATTCGTGGTGATGTTGCTTATGATAAAGATGAGCAAATTGTTCAATATGATATGGCTCAAGCACAAAACAAACTTGCAGAACTCCAAGCCGCTGAAGCACAAGCAGAACAAACTGTTGCAAACCATAAGGCTTCTGCACTAGCTAAACTAACTGCACTTGGTTTAACTCAAGACGAAGTAAAAGCACTATTAGGAGCTTAATATGAACTTTACATTTACATGGATTATGGACAAATTAGGCTA